TTCGTCGAGGGCAACCTGCCCACCGGCCACCGCACCACCGTTCGCACCGGCCTGCCCACCCCGACTTGGCGCAAGATGTATGGCGGCGTCCAGCCTGCCAAGTCCACCACCGCCCAGGTCACCGACAACTGCGGTATGCTGGAAGCCTATGCCGAGATCGACAAGGCCCTGGCTGACCTGAACGGCAACAGTGCCGAGTGGCGTCTGTCCGAGGAACGCTCTCACATCGAGGGCATGAATCAGGAAGTGGCCGACACCATTTTCTACGGCAACGAGGGCACCGAGCCGGAGGCCTTCACCGGCTTCGCTCCGCGCTACAACTCGCTGTCGGCTTCCAACGGCGAGAACATCATCGTCGGCGGCGGCTCCGGCACCGACAACGCCTCCATCTGGCTGGTGGTCTGGGGTCCGAACACCATCCACGGCATCGTCCCCAAGGGCAGCAAGGCTGGCCTCCAGGTGACCGACAAGGGTGCTGTGACCATCGAGGATGCCAACGGCTCCAACGGTGGCCGCATGGAAGCCTATCGCACCCATTACCGCTGGGATGTGGGCCTGACCGTCCGCGACTGGCGCTATGCCGTGCGCGTTCCCAACATCGACAAGTCCCTGCTGTCGGTGACTTGGAACGCTGGTGCCTTCTCCAGTGGTGCTGATCTGAGCGACCTGATGTTCCAGGCCATGACCCGCATCCCGAACCTGTCGATGGGCCGGGCTGCGTTCTACATGTCCCGCAACACCCTGTCGTTCCTGCGCCGCCAGACCTCGGCCAAGACCTCCGGCTCCACCCTGACATCCGAGAATGTCGGCGGGCAGTGGGTCGAGCGGTTCGCCGGAATCCCGCTGCGCCGCTGCGATGCTCTCGCCGCTGATGAAGCTGTCGTGTCGTAATCATCGGCACCCTGAGATAAGAGGAACAAGCAAATGATTATGGACTCTCGACTGGAATTTGCGGATGCCGTCGCCCTCAATACTGGGGCGGCTGGCACCTATCTGATCGGCTCCCAGGTCGATCTCGGCACCGATGGCGTCAATGACGTTGACGGGCTGTATCTGGTGGTCAACGTGGACACCGCCGCCACCTCTGGCGGCTCTGCCACGTTGCAGATTTCGCTGGCTTCGGACGACACCGCGTCGATCTCGACCACGACTTCGACCATCCACTACACCTCCCCGGCGATCCCGGTTGCCAGCCTGACCGCTGGTTACTTCGTCTGCAAGGTGGAGCTGCCCAAGGGAACCTATGAGCGTTACCTTGGTATCCTTCAGGTCACCGGCACTGCGGCGTTCACGGCGGGCAAGGTCAATGCCTTCCTGACCAAGGACCCGTACACCTGGAAGTCCTTCGCGGACGCGACCAACTAACTGGGCGGGGAGGCTTCGGCCTCCCCAATCTCTTGATGGAGGATGACAATGAAGGTCAGGTTTAAGAACACTTGGTTCGCCCCGAACGGCTTTCGCTTTCGCGCTGGCGTCCAGAATGTCCCCGATCAATTCCGCGACATGATCCCGTCATCGGCAGAGATTCTGCCGGGCGATTACGTCGCCCCGGTGGAGGCCAAGGGCCGTCGCAACAAGCGCATCACCGGCCTGCCCGAGACGATGAGCGAAGCGACCGAAATGTTTGCGATGATCGCCGATGGTCAAATCGAAGCGACGGAGTAATCTGCAATGGCGAGCGAAGTCCAAATCTGCAAGTTGGCCCTGGCCCGCATTGGCGCAGACTACCAGATTTCCTCGCTGTCAGAGGCGAGCGCGGCGGCTCAGGCATGCAACCTGCTGTATGAGCCTGCCCGCGATGCCATGCTTCGCGAACATCCTTGGAATTTCGCGACCAAGTACATCGCCCCGGCGACCCTGACCGGCACGGTTCCTGGCCGGTGGGATTTCATGTACGCCTATCCCAGCGACTGCGTCAGGGTGCTGGAGATCATGATCCCGGTGGGCGCCGCCCCCGGCACATCCGAGATTCCGTTTGAGATCGGCATTAACGAGTCGGACGCCAAGGTGGTGATGACCGATCAGGACGAGGCCACCATCAAGTACACAAAGCGGGTGACGGACCCCAACCAGTTTGACCCGCAGTTCGTCACGGCTCTGAGCTATAAGCTGGCCTCGGAACTGGCGATGATCTTGACGGACGACCCCAGGCTCCAGGCGTCGATGGAGACGAACTACCGCAACGCGGTCCTGTCAACCTGGGAGACGGACTCGAACGAGGGACTGGCCGACCCGGCCAAGACGGTTGACTGGCTCGATGTGAGGGGCTGACCAATGACCAGTGTCATAAAGTCCAGTCTGGCCGGTGGCGAAGTCTCCCCGGCGGTTGCTGCCCGCGTCGATCTCCAGCGGTATCAATCCAGCCTGAAGACCTGCAAGAATTTCATGGTGATGGCTCACGGCGGCGTGAAGAATCGCCCCGGCTTTGAGTTCGTCACCGAGGTGAAGGACAGCACCAAGGCGGTGCGGCTGATCCCGTTCGAGTTCAACACCCTTCAGACCTACATCCTTGAGTTCGGCAACCTGTATATCCGGGTCATCAAGGACGGCGAGCAAGTGCTGGAGGCCAACAAGACCATCACCGGAATCACCCAGGCCAACCCGGCGGTGGTGACATCGGCCTCTCACGGCTTTAGCAATGGCGACGAGGTCTACATCAGCGGCGTTGTGGGGATGACCCAAGTCAACGGGCTGAAGTTCATCGTGGCCGGCGCGACGGCGAACACCTTCCAACTGACAGGGATCAACAGCACCGGCTACACCGCTTATTCATCGGGCGGCACGGCGGCGCGAGTGTTCACCTTGGTGACGCCTTACGTCGAGGCTGATCTGTTCGACCTGAGTTTTGTGCAGTCGGCGGATGTGATGACCATCTGCCATCCGACCTATGCCCCCCGCGATCTGACGCGGACGGGTCACGCCGCCTGGACGCTGACGGCCATAACCTTCGCGCCGAGCGTTGCCACCCCGACCGGGCAGGCGACGGCGGTCACCGGCAGCACCGGGACGACCTACAGCTACAAGATCACGGCGGTGGATGAGGACACCCTAGACGAGAGCCTGCCGACTGCGGCGGTCACGGCCAGCGCGGCGTCAACGCTCAACACCTCGAACTACGTCACCATCACTTGGACCGATCCAGGCGGGACCGTCGGCCATTGGAACGTCTACAAGCTCAAGGGCGGCTCGTATGGCTTCATCGGCAAGGCCGACCTCGCCACGTTCAAGGATGACGGGATCACTGCCGAGACATCAGACAGCCCGCCCGAGGCCCGCAATCCTTTCAACGCGACCGGCGACTATCCATCGGTGACGGGCTATTACCAGCAGCGCAAGCTGTTCGCCAACACCGACAACAAGCCGCAGACGGTATGGTTCAGCCGCACCGGCAACTACGCCAATATGTCCGTCTCGACCCCGACAAAGGATGATGACGCCATCACGGCCAGCATCGCGGCGCGTCAGGTGAACGAGATCAGGCATCTGGTCCCGCTGACCGACATGATTGTGCTGACCAGCGGAGGCGAGTGGAAGATCAGCGGCGTGGACAAGGTGATCACCCCGTCGAGCATTCGCATCGAGCCGCAGGGCTACCGTGGCGCGACCAAGGTGCCGCCGGTCATCATCGGCAACACGGTGCTGTATATCCAGCGCGGCGAGCTGGTTCGCGACCTGGGCTATGCCTTCGAGTCCGACAGCTACACCGGCAACGATCTGAGCGTCCTTGCCCGGCACCTGTTCGACGGCTACAGCATCGCCGCCTGGACCTATGCGCTCTCGCCCGACTCCATCGTCTGGGCCGTCCGCAGCGACGGCGTCATGCTGGCGCTGACCTATATGCGAGAGCATGAAGTGTGGGGCTGGCACCGGCATACGACCGATGGCACCTTTGAATCGGTGGCCTCGGTGGCCGAGGGCGACGAGAACGCCGTCTATGTTGTGGTGAGACGGAACATCAACGGCACCAACAAGCGGTATATCGAGCGGCTTCATTCCCGCGTGTTCTCCTCGGTCGAGGATTGCTTTTTCCTCGACAGCGCCCTGACCTATGACGGCGCGGCGGCTGACGAGATCAGTGGCATGGACCACCTGAACGGTGAGACGGTTTCCGCCCTGGCGGATGGCAACGTGATCACCGGCCTGACGGTGACCAACGGCACGGTGACCTTGCCCTACAATGCGAGCGTGGTGCATGTC